CTGGCTACCGATTGTGTATCTGCCATTCTGCAAATCTGTTAATTTAGCAGTCAGTTTAGCATCAGTTTTGGTATCTAATCCTGCAACTATATCAACAGGAACAAGAGCTTTTTGCAGTGCCATTTTTATTTGTTAGTAACTTTTAATTCTGGCTTTTTTTCATCTTTTTCTTGTAATAATAGAATTTCTTCCATACCTAATAAACGATGAAGTCGTGCCTCTAAAGCTGGAACTTTTGCTAATTCATTTTTAATAAAAATCATTTCTTTTTGAACTTCTTCAAGTGTCATTTATGACTCGCATTTAAGGGATTTTAGTTCATCCGTAGTTTTACAAGAATCTACTTGTTTAGTTATATCTCTTAGTCTTACTTTTTCTGCTACGATTGCTGTTGTGTCAGCACCAGATTCCTGTGCTTGCATAAACTTAACATCTTCAGCTTCTAGTAATGGTTTACGTTCCTGCCTTAATCTATATTTTGTGATGTCTTTTGCTTTATCTAGGTTAATAGAAAAACTCATAATCCTACCCCATCTGAATCACTATCAAAATCATAATCCCAAGCACCTAACCAATAAGTATCAGGCAAATCTTTAGCTTCTACTATTTTAAATTTTGTGCCAGTTGGTACATCTTTTTTTGCAATTGCTAAAACATCGCTACTTGAGTTTGGGAATAATAACATTATATTACCATCATCCTTTTTGTAGATAATTCTTTTGGTATTCATTTTAGCACATTATTAAAACATTAAAGTTGGCACAAAATTCAGGCGCACTATTTGCGTAAAGCGACTGAAATTCACATGTTGTTGTACTTCTAGTACAACCTTCAGGTTGAACAAGTACATCCATATTTGCGGTAGTCCCAGCTTTTAATCGGCCTGAACCGACTACTGCAACATAATCATCATGAGGCATTGCTGTTGCAAAATTTACGTTATAATAATTGCCTCCAGAAGCACCTGAAATACCAACGCTACTAACATTAAAATACTTAGTAGTTTCAAAAGATCCATTAGCCGCCGAATCGTTAGCATAAACACCCGCCCTTATTCTAAAATTCTGTCCTATCGTTTTAGATCGTGCATCTGCACTTAAATCGACTAATCCACTCATATTAAATCCTATGTCCAATCTTGTTTGATATAGTTAATTAAACAATGATATGCATAATTACCATAAACTTTTAACTTGTCCGTTGGATGCAAAATAATTCTATCATTATATATATAAGTTTGGTTAGGAGGTATTGCCTGTGCGCTATTAGATAAATGATAAATATCTGTCGTTCCCGCTACATCTTGTGTCAAAGCAAAACCAAGAGTATTTGAGCCGTCTGCGTTGTGCATACTTATATTTAAAATTGTAAGAATAACATTTGTCGGCACAGCCTCTCCTCCTGCAGAGGTATTTCCAGATGCTGTTACATCTTCAGTCCATCGAATTGTAGTCCAATTTGCTCCACTTGATTTAACTGCGTGTCTCTTTAAAACCTCTGACCCAGATCCGCTTGGAATAGCCATATTAATATCCTAATGCTAAAGATTGATGTGTCGAACTTTGTAAAAATGCGCCTTTTTGTTTTATTTTTGTAGTTGTCAAAGTTTCCAAATCCTTGCCTATTACAATTGATTCAGAGGAATTAGTTGTCACAAATTTCATATAACTGGTTCCTCCTTCATTAATGTTCAAAGCATCAGCCAGATTGTCAGTTAAAGTAATTTTGTTCAGAGTTGTATTTCCACCAAAAATTAAATCTAAACCGACAGATGCATCTGCGATGGAAATACTGTCACAATCGATGTCACCTACGTTGGTAATATTTCCATTAGCAACATCTAAAGATGTAAATGATCCTGCTGCTGCGCTTACTCCGCCAATCGTAACCCCATCAATGGTTCCCCCATTAATATCTGCCGTTGTTACTGTGCCAAGATCAGCAATTGTGGTACTTGCAAATGTGGAGTTTTTGCCAAAAACAATTTGCTCTGATGAGTTTGTGGTAACAAATTTTATGTATGAATTTGAGGATTCAGTGATGTCCAATGCACTGGCTAAATTGTCAGTCAGGCTTATTTTGTTAGTTCCAGTGTTTCCATTAAAATTGATAATTAATCCATCAGCAGCATTTGCCATTGATATAGTATCACAATCGATTTCTCCAACATTTAAGATGGCATTATCATTTAAATCTAATGTCCCAGATATTGCAGTATTGGATGCCGTGCCGTTTCCAATGGTTACATCAATTTCATCCTCAGCCGATCCATCTGTAATAATTAATCCAGGTTGCATTTCGCCATCGTGAG